TTTATATTTTCCACAGTGTCAGGGGCAGAGGAACCCAATCTGATCGACTTTTTAGCGTAAAGTTCTCCTTTAGAGATTTCGTTTTTGCATGAATAGCATTTGCATGTTTTGCGAGATTTAATCATTTTCATTTGTTTGTCTCCCTACAGGTTCATAGATAATACAGTTGCGATTGCAATCCCGGCGGCAAAGCCTAGGCCAATCTGGATTAGTGCGGCCTTGACTTGCTGGCGGATTGCTTTGTTCTGGCGACGTGTCATTATGCTGCCTCACTTTTTGTATTGCGTGAAAATGTCATTCCATCCGTAAATAAAACAGTGTCACCATCTGGCATGTCAACAAACCAAGTGTAGTCTCGCTGGTACACACCAAAGCCAAGGCAAAACTGGTGGCTTGCTTGGTTCATCTTGCGCTTGGTAGTAACTGTTTCCCATCCACCAGAGCGAAGTGTGATTGTGTCGTCGTCCCATGAAACGATTGCGGTGTTGGTGTATATAACGGAGCCGACGCCGTTTGCGTCTTCTGTCCATGCCGTTTTATATGTGCTGAGTTTGTTATAAGCCATTTTGTTTGTCTCCATGTTTGTGTTGTGCATTCAGTATCAGATATATCGCGCATATATTCAAGGCATATATCGAGCATTTACAAAGTGACGTTACGTCACAAACTGATTTATCTACCCACAACACAGAGCGCGACACTGACACACAAGCGCGCTCGCGTAGCGCATCGGCTGGTCATGTGTCAAGATTGGGGCGTGAATGTGTCAACAATGTGGCAGCGCTTAATGGGGTATCTATGTACCACAATGCTTAACATGTTAAGCAAGTGCTGACTTATATAAGGTGGCGCTTATGTTTTACCCCCCCGGTCAACGATTTGCCGGGTAGTGTTATTATTATACAATCCACACACACGGGAGCCACCCCACCCCACCCCTTGCAATTCACACCCCAAACAATGTAAAAAAAATATAAAATTGGAGTAACGCAAATGGCAGGCAAGGCATTACGCAGGCGCATACTTGACGACATCAAAAAGCAAGGCGGCGCTGAGTACATTTTTGACCAGGTTGCATCGGGCAAGACTATGACGCAGCTTGCGGCAGACTATGGGTGCAGCCGCCAGTATTTCAGCACGTCAATCAACTCCATCCCTGATTATGCTTCTGTGCTGGTTAGGGCGAAGCAAGAGGCGGCAGACGCGCTAGTTGAGGAGGGCTTGGGCATGGTTGACGCGCTTGACGGCGGCAGCACCACGTCGGAGATAGCGGCCACGCGCGAGAAGGTGCAGTGGCGCAAGTTTATGGCTGGCTCGTATAACCAAGAGCGTTACGGCAGCAGGCCACAGACAAACGTGACTATATCTGTGAGTGACATGCACTTAGACGCGCTTCGCAAAGTTAATTCTGATCTTGCTGCGATTGATGTAGAAGACCGCCAGCGCGAGGCCCACGCCATTGACGTTGATTATGAGGATGCTTCCGATGAGCAATGATAACCCGCTTGAGGAGTTTGTGCTGCGTTACCGCGATGACCCTGCGTTATTTGTGACTGAGGTGCTTGGCGCAACGCCATACGACTATCAGGCTGAGTTTCTCGACGCGCTTGCGAATGGCGAGCGCAAGATGAGCGTTAGGTCTGGACACGGCACGGGCAAGTCTACGACTGCATCATGGGCTATGCTTTGGTTTGTTTTGCTGCGCTTTCCGAATAAGGTTGTGGTGACTGCGCCGACCAGTGGCCAGCTGTTTGATGCGTTATTTGCGGAGCTGAAGCGTTGGATTAATGAGCTGCCGGATCAGCTTAAAGTGTTGCTTACGGTCAAGTCAGACAGGGTTGAGCTAATGGCTGCCCCAAGTGAGGCGTTTATCTCGGCTAGGACAAGCCGTGCAGAGACGCCAGAGGCGCTGGCTGGGGTACACTCAGAGAATGTGCTGTTGGTTGTGGACGAGGCTTCGGGTGTGCCTGAGAAGGTGTTTGAGGCTGCTGCTGGCTCTATGTCTGGCCACTCCGCGACTACGATTTTGTTAAGCAACCCGACGCGCTCATCCGGCACGTTTTTTGAGAGCCAGACGCGCATGGCATCTAGTTGGTGGACACGGCGCTGGTCATGCGTAGATAGCCCGCTTGTGTCTGACGAGTTTGTTGATGAGATGCGTGCAAGGTATGGCGAGGATAGCAATGCGTTTCGCATTCGCGTGCTTGGCGAGTTTCCTATGGCGGATGACGACACGATTATTCCGTTTCATTTGGTTGAGAGCGCTATTCGCCGTGACGTTGAGGCTATGCATGATGAGAAGCCTATATGGGGTTTGGATGTGGCTAGGTTTGGTGCGGATAAAACTGCGCTGTGTAAGCGGTATGGCAATGTTGTGACTGAGATTACGTCGTGGCAGGGCTTGGATTTAATGCAGACTGTTGGGCGTGTGATGGCCGAATACGAAGGCTTAGCGCCTTCTATGCGGCCAAAAGAAATATTGGTTGACAGTATTGGCGTTGGCGGCGGCGTTGTTGATAGATTGCGCGAGCTTGGCGCTCCTGTGCGTGGTATTAATGTTGGTGAGGCTCCGGCTATGGGCAATACATACATGAACTTACGCGCAGAACTTTGGTTTAAAACAAAGGGTTGGCTTGAAGACAGGTCATGCAAGCTACCGAATGACGATCAATTGCTGGCAGAGCTAACGTCAATACGTTACGGTTTTACACCCGGCGGGAAAATGAAGGCTGAGAGTAAGGATGAGATGCGCAAGCGTGGGTTAAAATCGCCTGACCTTGCTGACGCGTTGTGCTTGACTATGGCCAGCGATGCTGCAACCGCACTGTCTGGCGCTATGTCAAGCTGGACACAATCACTAAAGCGCAATTTAAAAGGTATTGCATGAACACAGTTTCGTTTTCCAAGCTATCACCTAAGATGAAAAATATCCGTATGAATCAATGGATTAAGACTTACATTAACAAGGGCTTAACTCTTGAAGATGCGCAATATGCTGCAAGATGGCGTGCCGGGCATTGGAAGCTAAACGCGCGCATGGAGAAGGTGCTAGAAGGTATTGAGGATGTGTGATATGCAACCTGCGTGGCATTATCAGATAAACTGTGCTAATGTGCAGAAAAATGAGGATTGACATTATGACACCATGTAAAGGTTGCCCTACCCCAGCCGCTTGCAAGCGCGCAGGCACTTGTATGAAGAAAAAATACGGGAAGTAAGCTATGGGCATTTTTGATTTCTTAGGCGATCTTTCATCAAAGCGTAGTAAGGAGCTTGGCCTTGGCGGTTTGCAATCTTTGCTAGGTACGCGCGGCGCAGCGCAAGCTGGCGCAACTGGCGATGAGATGATGAAGATTGCGGGCAGCGACAGCTTACCGGGTTATTTTAATGAGCAGACCCGAGAGTATGTGCCTTGGTACGTTGATTTGTTTGACGGCGGTGGCTTAAATTCTGCTGGCGGTCAAGCGCAAGAAGAGGCTGCAAGGTCTGGCACTGCGGGTATTGCACCCGGCGGCGCACCTATGGCTCAACCGGGCTTGCTGGCAAACAACCAGCTATCCGACATGGAAATGGCAAACCGTAGTCGAGTTGGCGTTGACCCTCGCAATCTAGGCGGTGCTGAGGGTTATGGCCCTATGTCAGCGCGTGACCCACGCAATCTAGGCGGTGCTGAGGGTTATGGCCCTATGGGGCAATCTATGCCAGCGCCGCAGCAAGGCGTACTGCCCCAAATGCAAGATAACGTGCCTATGTCTACGCCCGCACCATTTACTGCTGAATACGAAAGCACACCACGCCTAAGCGATATGCAATCACCCATGATGCAACACCCTGCGTTTCCAAAGTTTGTTGACATTTTAAAAAGATCAGCCAACGAAAGAGTTTTGCAAGACCCGCGCCTTATGCAAGAAACCTTTAATAATTACCTCAGATTAGAGGGTTTATAATTAATGGCAATCACAACTTACGCAGAGCTAAAGTCTAGCATAGCCAACTGGCTTAACCGCGACGATCTTACGTCTGTTATTCCTGATTTTATTAGTTTGACTGAGGCAGGCATTAATCGTGACTTGCGGCATTACAAAATGGTTAACCGCGTCGATGCTACGCTTGATAGCCGCTATGTGCAGGTTCCGGCTGATTGGCTTGAGACTTTGCGTTTTAGTTTGACAACTGATGGAACGCGCCCGCTAGAAATGGCTAGCCTTGACGATATGATTAAATATCGCCAAAACAGCTCAAACGCCAGCGGCACACCAAGGTTCTATTCTCACGCTGGCGAAAGCATTGAGATATTCCCGACGCCTGATGGTGAGTACGGTATGCAGCTCATGTATTACCAATCTCTTGCAGATTTAAATGATACAAATACTTATAATTGGCTGTTGCAGGACTCGCCCGACGTTTATCTTTACGGTGCGCTTGTCCAAGCCGCGCCATACTTAAACGATGACGCTAGGGTGCAAACCTGGGCGGCTTTGTATTCGTCAGCGATGCAGTCTTTGCAAAAAGCCTCAAATGACACACGCTTTGCTGGCTCTGGTTTGCGGATGCGCGTGACTAGCTATTAGTTGCATGATGGTGTATAGAAGTCACAGATATATCTAATCGGAGAGACTAAATGTCTTTAACAAATGCTTTTGAGACAAGTACGCTAAAGTATTTGTTGACCACAGACAGTGTAACGCGACCGACCAACTGGTATGTTGGCCTGTTTACATCTGACCCGACTGACACTGGAGTTGCTGGCACTGAGGTGTCTGGGTCCGGCTATGCCCGCACAGCTGCTACGTTTAGCGTGACAGGCAACACAGCGTCTAACACCTCTGGCGTTGAGTTTGCTGCTGCATCTGGCGGCGATTGGGGAACGGTGGGTTGGATTGGTATTATGGACGCGGCTTCTGGCGGCAATATGATTGTTCACTCTTCATTGGTTACTGCGAAAATAATTGCTGATGGCGATGTGTTCCGCATTCCAACTGGCGACCTTGATGTGACGCTCGACTAATGACGCTTCGTACTGGATATGGCACTGGTTTATTCTCAGCGGCTAAGTATGGCCTTCCGCAAGTGTACGAAGGTGCCGTTTCTGATACTATTTCCACAAGCACTAATGCCAGCGCTGAACGCATAAAGATTGGCGCTGTTTCGGCTGCTATATCAACTACAACGTCTGTAATCGGCGTTCGCATTCAAAGTGGCACTGTGCTGGATACTATTACGTCTTCGGCTTCTGCCGCTGGATATACGACCATTGTTGGCTCTGTGTCCGACACGATTAGTTGCAATGTGGATTTGTACTGGAACCGCGTCAGACCGTTTAAAGTTGAAGACAACGTGCGGATTGGCCTTTCGGTTAATGCACGTTACAAATGGCTTGACGCTGCCGAGCCATCCACAAGCTGGACGACAGCAGATTATTTGGAAAGGGCCGCGTAATGGCTGATGGAACGACTACAAATTATAGCTTTGTGAAGCCAGAGGTCGGGTCTTCTGAAGACACTTGGGGAACAAAGTTAAATGCTAACTGGGACAGCATTGACACCACTTTAGAAACTGTTGAAACAAAGGCTGATGCAGCCGCAACAACTGGTAAGGCAATCGCAATGGCGATTGTTTTCGGTTAAAGGAGAAGCCACATGGCCGCACCAAACGTAGTAAATGTCGCCACAATCACTGCCAAGTCGGCAACTGTGGCTCTTTCATCAACAGCACAAACCACACTGGTCAGCAACGCTGCATCTAGTGGTAAGGTGTTTAAGATTAATATGATCCAAGTCGCAAACGTCGATGGCACAAATGCTTGTGACGTGACCGTTGACTTGCACAGCGCAGCATCTGGCGGCGGCACAGCCTTTTCGCTTGTAAGCACTGTTTCTGTGCCTGCTGACGCCTCTTTGGTTGCTCTGGATAAAAGCACAGCGCTTTACCTTGAGGAAGATCGCTCAATCACAGCAACGGCTGGCACAGCCAACGACTTGGAAGTTATCGTTTCATACGAAGAGATTAGCTAATGCGGATCATAGGCAATAACCCCGCTGCGGATAACGCAGAAATAACGGCTGTTGCCTCTGGTACACTAGCCAATGGCGATGCTGTTGTAGTCAATGCTGATGGCACTGTGAGTGTTATTTCGGGAGAGGCAGAAGGTGCAGGTACGCCTGTATTGTTTCAGAATAGCAGCGTGACTTATGGTGCCGCTACTTTTGATAGCAATTCAAACAAAGTTGTTATTGTTTTTTACAATTATAAGGCTGTTGTCGGAACCGTAAACGGGTCGACCATAAGCTTTGGCGCAACGGCAGTTTTCGATTCTGTTGGTGCAATTGCCTATCCAGCGGTTACATTTGATAGCAACTCAAACAAAGTTGTTATTGCTTACAACACCTCAACTCTATTCAAGGCGGTTGTCGGCACTGTTAGCGGTACTGACATCAGTTTTGGCAGTCCTGTAAGCATTCACGGTAATTATGACCTTGGTGTTTGGTGTTCAGCTACCTTTGACAGCAATTCCAATAAAGTTGTTATTTCTTACTCACGGGCCGCTTATCCCTCAAACACATACTACGGCACTTCGATTGTCGGCACAGTCAGCGGAACAAGTATCAGCTTTGGAACTCCCGTAGTATTTGAGAGTGCTAGAGTTGACAACACTTCATCTACCTTCGACAGTAACTCTAATAAAGTTGTTATAGCTTATGTGGACCGAGGAAACGCCTACAATACCACTGCTATTGTTGG